ATCATCAACTAAAACGCCTACGCTGAATCCATCGCGTAATCCTTCGGCTGCTTCTAATAAAGAATCATCACCAGCAATAGTTCCGGCAATTTTAAATGTTGCTTCAATACCAGCATCATCAGCTGTAATATCCATCAATTTGCCAATTGGTCGTGTGCGATCATGCTCTAATAGCAATTTGACTGGTTTTGAAAAATCAATTGATCCTTTTTCAAATACTGTTGCTCCGGCTGATGTATTTCCGCGCTCGCCCCAAGTTACGATCGTTCCTGAGATTGTTCGCTTGCGACTATCGGCTGCGGTTAGTGTTATTGGGAAATTAATCTTCATCGGATTAAGTCCTCCTCCTCTTGGATTTGCTCAACGCTCATCGCGCCAATGCGGTTTAGGATTTCATAAACTTGCGCACGCTCTAATGCAGATCCACGCAAGAAATCGTCAATGTCAAATCGAACCTCAACACCATTTGGCACAAAATCAGCCATTGATAATCTTTGCTCAATTGGAGTAATAATGTTTCTCAAACTAAAATCGATAAGGGCTTTTCTTTCCATTACAGTCGTGCTGTATGTCATGCTAGTAGTTTCGGCAGATACAAATGATGCTGGAATACCAATTGCTCGTGCAATTTCAGTTGCAAGATATTGGCGGGATTCATTTAATTGTAATTTTTGTGGATCAAAGCCTAAAGCGTTTAATTCCACATCAGCATTTAGGAATGCAGTTGCTCTTGTATTTCTTGCAACTTTCCATGACTCTAAAAGTTTCGTAATTCGTTCTGGAGTTAAATTTGTGCCATTTGATTTTAATACCATTGTAGGAACTGGCTCTTTAGCGTATAATTCAGCAGCCTTTTCTAATTCTTGCGCAGCTCTAATTGTGCGACCGGCTCGATTTAATACACCTTCATCTAATCCACTAAATACAATTAACGATCCAATGCCTGATGGTGGCACATGCATTCCATCAACCATGTATGCAGTAATTTCAGTTTGATTTGCATTTAGATTGTAAGTAACTCGATCAGGTGCAACTCTTGTCCAAGCACGAACTCGGCTGTTATCTGATGCAGCATAAGAATCTAATACTTGACCATAAGCAACACCATGAAATAATAGATCCTCAGCAATCCAAGCATAAATTGCTGATCCGGCAATTCTTGGATCTGGTTGCATGATTACGCGGTTTGGATCTAAATGCTCTTTTGTAAAATGATTGTAAGTTTCTAAAGGTAAAGATCCGATTGTTGAGCAAATGATATTTCTTGCTCTAGCCAAAGCTGGAACTGACATGGCTTGTTCACGAGTGGCTGTTTGTGCGCCATAAAATAAACCGCCAACAGCGGACTGTAAATTGTAAGGTGTATTAGCTGCTGCAACATCAACGGAATTTGCAGGAACTTGATTAGTTAAAAATCTATCGAATAATCCCATTAGCACATAATATACCACAAAGTCAATATATTATGCTATTTGAATGTCTATTTCCGTTTCAGGTTGTGTTGCAAAATAACTTGCTAAAGCAGATGCCACAGCTGCACAAACTGCGACTCTACTTGCTCTCCTACCGATGATCCATGACCCATCCCCAAAGGGTAATTTAGCAGCCGATAGTGTTTGCTGGGTCAGTTCCTCCTGACCACCATGCTGTAATCGATGGGAATTGATTGCGCCTAACCACCGATCGCATGATTCAGCATATATCGCCCCATCCATATCTGTAATGGGAATTCCAGCAGGAACTAATCGACTAGCGATAGCTTGTGCAGTCCTTTTGGAATAAGCAACAGTCTGAACATTATATTTTCTAACATACGGAGCAATATCATTTGCAACCGCTAAATCATTTATTGAATAATCATTTGACCAAGTATGCAGTAAAACTAAATTAAACTTTTCTCCTGGTAATTTTTGCGTAGCAGTTAAAGCCCCAAATTTACGATCCGGACTAAGATCTAGTCCAAACCAAGTTGGCTTTTCAGGATCTAGTGGTATTGGATCTGTTTTACACAATTCCCACTTTTGTGCATCAATAGCAGAATTAATTGTATCTACCCATTGAGCTAAAACCTCAGTTCGCACAATATCAGGTGGATCATTGATAACTGCTTTTAAGTTATCTGGGTGAATTGTAATTCCCAGCGATGGGTTGGCTTGAGCAAATGCAGACCAGTTAATATCGCCTGACGGAAGGGTAATAGGCGCATCCGGTTCAGCACTCCATTCAAACCAACCTATCGGGTCGTCAGAACCTGCGCTGGCTGAAAGCGCACGCTCCCTCAATTTGTTCAGGATGATTGAGTGTTGATCACCGGCTGAACTGTAAATCCAAACTTGCGGATTCTTTGCTGCCATCATCGAGTAGCGCATTGATGACCAAGCATCCTCATCTTTGTATTCTCTTAATTCGTCTAAATGTATGGTTTCAGGTTTGCTTAAACCTCTAGCTGCATTATTGGCAGCCTTTACAACAAATCGCCTATTGCCAAACAGTTCTATTTCCTCAGCACCATGTTGCCATCTAATTTTCTTTACTTCTTTTTCAAGTTTTGGATTCATCTCAATCAAACTTACAATCTGTCTAAATGTTTCAAGTGATGTCGTAAGCCTGTGAGCTGATGCAAGCTGCAAGCCTTCACCCCAAACAAACATGCCGGTTAAGATTCTGAGCATCATCAATGTTGACTTACCTTGCTGTCTAGCCATGATTAATCCAAGTTCAGAATGAGCCCAGCGACCATCGGGTCTGACTTTATGACCATGAATACACACAAAGCGTTGCCATTCCATCAAGTTAATGCCAAGTTCGGTTGCAAGATCGATCATATCTTGACCTTTAGACGGCAAATCATTGAGTTTTGAATGAATACGCGGAGTCTGCACACCTCCTAATTCTGATTTAGGCAGATTGAGCACGATCGCTTCTTTTTCGGTCATGACGATTTCGGTTGAGTCTGTTCGTGGCTGATCGAGGTGTTTTGTGGGTTAGAAACCAACATGGGGGTCGGTGGTGTCTTAGGCCTCACAAAAAAACCCCCACCCTTTGAATAATTACACCTAGTGCACGCTGCAACTAAATTATCCATGGTATCTAATCCACCTTTAGATCTTGGAATCAAATGATCAACAGTCGAAGCGTATTGTCCGCAATAGTAGCAAGTATCTTGATCTCTGAATAACACCTTAGCTCTAATCTTGCGCCATCTATCTGTTGAACCAGTAGATCGTAAGGCTGATCTAGCCATCAATACCATCCCTTACGCTTATGGTGTGCGAGCGCTGTGCAAGCACATCCATTGTATCTATGATTAATATACTTTAATCCTTGATCTATTTGTTTAATAGGATCTTTCTCTTTAGAGTTCAATATTTGAAATAAACCATAAGCACTTGATTTGTTATTCTTGGCTTTGTAGTTCCAACGCGATTCTTTCCATACGATTTCATCTAAACAATAGAATTGTTCAAAATTGTAATTCATCTTATGAAGTGTTATTTGCTTTAATGTATTTACCTTTACTTCTTGGGATTGTGCTATATCAAATGCAAAGGTTTGTAAAACAAACAGAGCTCCCCCAACTAGCCAGCACCTCGCGAGCTGAGCCTTCCGGGCTCGCGTTTTTGCCTTTGGGGCAAATACTTGCCTAGAGCGTATCATATATGTCAAATCTATTTTCAAATTATCTAGCAAAACCGCAGGTCAGACGGCATGTTACTATTCTGTAATCATCCTCATCTAACCAAGTATCTGAATAACCTGCTTCACTCATTTACTTTTACCTGCCCATCCATCGCCCTTGAATACAATTCCAGGTGCTGAAAACATTCTAGTCATAGCAACATGGCATCTAGGACAATTCATACCGCAATCATCCTCTTTGTAGGTTCTGTGTATAGATCCATAAGTGCCGCATTCTTGGCATCCATATTCATATGTTGGCATCATATTCTCCAATCAATAGACAAGTATGACAGTCCAGACCGCTAAACTGCCATGACCCACAGCTGTTGCATCTACTTACTGTATTGTCGCTTTGCTTCATAGGCTCAGCTTCATTCTTAACGCCCACGCAACCACAATCCTTGCATTGATAGATAGCAAATCCCTTAGGTTTGTTTTTCCATTCAATCTCAATGTAATCGGTGTTGCGTTTGCAACCATTACACTTAAATTGGATCACGATTAATCAATTCATGACATCTAAAACATGTGCCATCCTTGAACACTCGGTCATCACCACATGCTTCACAATGGCGTTCAGATTTAATTATGTGAGCGCCACTATCATCTAACTCAACTGTCCAGCCTGAGCCATTGATAAATGCTATATATCCCACTATTCACCTCCTTCGAAATACCAATGTCCTTGAGCTGTCATTTTTGCCCAAATAGCATGATCTTTATTAGATCCCTTGCAAACATATCCGTAATACGGCTTGCCAGTCTTTGCCACGCCTTGCTTCAAAATCATGCCATGCTCACACTCTGGCGGTGGATTTGGTGTTGATTTACCTATTGCATCTACAGCATCAGATAGCGACCATTGTTGCGGATCATCCTGTTTATTTTCTACTGCAAATGAAGCTCTCAAAGCATCCTCAATTGCAGCTGATTTAGAGCCAGGAGATCCGTATCGCCTTTCCTGTAATTTCTTTTCGTATTGATTAGGCTCGGCATTATTTACCTTAGCCATTTCCTCTCGTGAAGCGCGTTTGCCTTTAGCTGCGAAACCAGCATTTGCGAGCGCACGACCGATCGCTGAAGTCTCACAATTCTCCAATGCAGAAGTGCTATTAACACCTTTTTC